CGCCGCGGAACCGCGGCCGCCGCTGGTGCTGTAGAGAAGCTCCTGTCTTATGACTACTCTCGGCTCCCGAGGCAAAAGGGAGCCACTGCCCGCCACGCCATTCATGGCGGGCAGTGGCGGGGGTCGGATCGAGAGGATGAAGCGCCCCTTTAGGGTCGCGAGCCTCTCGGCCATCGCCGCAAACTGGGTCGGATCGAAGAGTCCCTTGCCGTAGTCATCTTCCGAGTTCCAGTAGGGCGGGTCGAGATAGAACAGCGTTTCGGCCCGATCATAGCGGTCGACGAAGGCCCGCCAGTCCAGGTGCTCGATCACAACGCCGGCGAGCCGTTCGTGGATGACTTCGAGCAGCGGAGCCAGTCGGGTGAGGTTGAACCCTCCCGCCGATCGCGGATCGACGCCGAAGTTCTGACCGGCCACCTTGCCGCCGAACGCCAGGCGCTGGAGATAGAGAAAGCGGCCGGCCCGCTCCAGATCGGTGAGGGTGCTCGGGTCGCTCGCCTTGAGGCGCTCGAATTCCCGACGGCTCGTGATCTGGAACCGCAGCGTGTCCATGAACTGCGGATAGTGACGCTGGAGGATTCGAAAGAGGTTGGCGACCTCGCCATTGCGATCGTTGATGACCTCGGCCGGCGGGCGGACCGCGCGCCGGAAGAAGACGCCGCCCATGCCAACGAATGCCTCGCAATAGGTGCGGTGCCGGATGCTGGCGATTCGCCGGCAGAGTTCACCTGCCAGCCGCCTTTTGCCGCCGATGTAGCCGGCGGGAGGCCGGACCGGCTCGACGGCTGACATTTCAGCTCGATCGTTCATTTGGTGCTAACCCAGATCGGGCCACCCTCCATCGCCCCTTTCGGGGGCAGCGGGTGCGGCGGTTATCTTCGATCATCGTCGGGCGGGGCTGGTTTGGCGATCGGACCCGCCGCCGGCGCCGTCAAGCGCCGGCCATCCGTGGCTTTTCCCGGTCCTCCTCCTGCTTTGCTTGCCGCCGCAGCTCGGCGGCCAGCTCATCCATCAGTTCGTCGAAGGCGTCGTCGTCGCGTCGGTCCTCGATTACGTGATTTCCGTGCAGAACCGTGGTGCGGTCGCAGTCGGTAGCGTCTCCCACCATCCTCATGCTGAATTCCAGTTCGACATTGAGCAGATAGCGGAACACCTGCCGGGCGAATGCGACCTGGCGGGTCGAACGTGTCCGGTCGAGCGCGCTGTTGAGGTCGGGCTTGGAGACGCCGAACTGCCGCGCCACGACCGCCGCCGCGGCGTCGACGATGTGCTGGGGGATCGCCTCCCGCGGCTTCTTGCGCCAGTCGACCGGCACCGGCTTCAGGTGCTCGGCCGAGAAGCAGGTGTCGTTCCAGCAGCAGTGGTCGACGACGTAGCCCTTCGGAATCGCAATGCCGGCGAAGAAGAGCGCCGCCCGCTCGGGCTTCATGTGTTTGCCGCCGCCGATGTCGATCGCACCGGGCACCGGGCCGATGAAGTGCCGGCAGCCTTCGGCGTTGGGAGGTGAGAGCCGCCGCTCGAATCGCCTCTCCGGCGACACCGCCTTGAACCGGAAGACCTTCTTGCGGCTGACGAAGAAGCTCCGGTTGCGGGCGCGCTGCGCAGCCTTCTCCTCCCGCGCCGCCGCCTTCTTCGCCGCACGCGCGGCCTTGCGCTCCTCCATTTGCCGGACGCGCTCGCGTTCTTTCTCCACGCGGCGCGCCTGGCGCTCCCGCCGGCGCTCCTCGTTCCGGCGCGCCACGGCCTCGGCTTTGGCCCGCTCACGCTCCTCCTTTGCCCGCTGGCGCTCGACGCGGGCCGCGGCCTTTGCCTCCTCTCGCGCCCGGCGGAGGAGGTCCTTCGCCTCCTGGGCAAGCCGCCGGCGCTCGGCCCATGCCCGGCTGCGCTGTTCGGATCGGGCGTGCGCGGCGGGCGAGGATGGCGGCCGCGGCGCTTTCGGCCCGGCCGTCCGGGCCTGCCGGGGCCGGTTACCACAGACGGCCTTGGCCGCGCGCGCTTCTGCGGCGCGTTTCCGCTTCCGGTCGGCAGACACGGCGTCGACCTGCTCGCGAAAAGCCACGTCGGCGGTGCGGCGGCGGTTCCATTGCCCTACGCTCGGCCATCCGTCCCGGCCGGTGCAGATTGCCCCCTTCTCCTCGCCCGCCTCGTAGCGCCGCGCAACCTCGGCCCATCGCTCCTCGCTCACCGGACCGGCCTTGTCGGTCGGCAGCGCCTGGTAGATCTCCGAGGCCTTCACGCGAGCCAGCATGTCGGGATAGCGATGGATCGCCTGCCGGAACTGCCGCGCGGTCGGAAGGCCGTCCATTCCGCCCCAGACGGACGGGAACTCGCCACCCTCGTAGCGCTTCAGCGCCTCGTCCCATTTCGCCCAGGGGATGCCGGCGATCTCGGCCGGCGGCGCCGCCGAGAAGGCCGCCGCGCAGTGGGGGCACCGGAGCGCCAGCATCTTCGTGTCCCGCTGCCAGCCGGCAGCATCGGCGCGCTTGAGCAGCTCGGCATAGGCGTCCTGGAGCGCCGCGTGGCTGTCGGGCGCATCGATGCCAAAGCCGCGGTCGCCGTGGCCCTCCGGGCAGCCGTTGGAGGTCAAGGCCGGTCCAGTGCAGCGGAGTTCGATCCAGAGCGTCATGGGTATTCCGCCATGACGCCGCGACCGAAGGTCGCCGAGAGCTGACAGACGCGCCAGCGGATCGAAGTGAGCAGTCCGCCGAAGTCGGCCGTCTGGTCGGCTGCGGAATAACTCCATGCCTGAACGCTGACGCCGGATATGGTGCGGACGACGGAGGCGCCGTCGAGCGAAAGGATTTCGAGGTCGTAGCGCTCGGTCTCCTCGCCGAGCGGCACGTCGGGGACGTTCCAGTTGTCGCCGCCGATGCGCGTCCGTCTGATCCAGGAGAGCGCGATCGCGTCGTCCTCCTGCCATTGGGCGCGCAGATGGACTGGCGAGAGCGGCCGGCGGCCGCGGCCGAAGAGGGTGAGCGTCGATTGCGTCACGCCGGGGTCGGAGACGCTGCGATCGGCCGCACCGACCCGCCAGTTGAGCGGCATGTTGAGGAGAGCGCTGGGGATCGAAAGCTGGCCGACCGAAGCCGAGTTGAGCGAGACGACGCGCGCGCCGGCCGGGACCGGGTCGCGCATCGCGTGCTCGGTGCCCTTTTGGCCGCGGAGGAGATCGGTGAGAATCCATGACCGGCCGCCGTTCGGCGTCGCCGTGGCGAACTGGATCAGTTCCCATTCGCCGTCCTGGTTCTCGACCAGGATCGCGTTCGCACCGTTGAGCACTGCCAGCTCTGTCGCCGAGGTCAGCGAGCCGCGCTTAAGGTCGAGGTAGATCGAGGTGACGCGGTCCCAGCGCGCCACCGGTCCGCTGTAGAGGTCTGCGGTGATCTGGCCGAAGGAGCCGGGAACCGGGATCACCGAATCCAGCTCGTAGCCGGAATCGCTCGGCGACCGCCAGAGAGCGACGCCTGATCCGAAGGGCGACTTCAGGCCGACCACATAGGGCGTATGCGCTGCGTCTTCGTCGCGCAGCAGCGGGCCGTCGATGATGATCGCCTCGGCTGGCAGGATGGAGACCTGCGGCGCCTGGGGTCCGCCGCCGGTTTCCGTATTGACCGTCCCGCCGGCCAGCGGGTCGACCTCGAAGGCCTCGATCCGACGCGCCTCGGCTTCGCCGATCATATCGACGCGGATCGGGTGTCCGGAAGGCGAGAACGCCAGAACGTCGCCGGGATCGAGCGCCAGCCTGGAGGGCGGCAGCGTGAAGGCGTAGCGTTCACGGCCGACCCAGGCGGCGTGAAGCTCCAACTCGGCCATTTCGCGGGCGCGGGTGTCAGCCATCACGACCGGCGGCGAATATTCGACGATGCGAAGCGAGCGGCCCGACGACCGGCGCGCCTCGCTGGCGCCGGGCTGGTCGTCCTTCGCCTGGTCGCCGTATCTGATCTTCACCGCGTCAGGCAGCTCGGTCTCCTGGGCGCGGGTGCGGCGGAATCGCGGCGCGTCCGGACCGTCCGGCCCGACCACGAGATCGTCGGCCGACACCGTCGCCACCGGCGCCCGGCCGTGGCGGGCGAGGAACTTGATCACGCCGTCGCTCTCGACCGCGTCGAATTGGTAGGCCGGCCGCAGCGAATCGAGCAGCGATCGCGGCGAAACAAGGTTGCCGACCGTGATGCCGTCAACGACACCGGGGATCGGCTCGATCGCGTGGAGGGCGAACTCCGCGTCGGCGAGGATCGTGCGGATGGTCTCCAGCGCCGGCGCCGAACCCATGCGACCGGAAATCCAGTGCCCCGATTGCCAATTCGGCCAGTCGCCCCAGAAATTGCGGGTGATGGGAAAGGAAGGCCACGGCCGGGTGTCCCAAGCCCAGACGTTCGACCGGCCGAGGTCGAGCATCGGCCCGCCGTAGACCGAGGAGACCGGGTTGTTGGCGACTTCGCCGTAGTGACCGATCATCGCCTGCACGTAGCTGCGCTGCATCTGATCGTCGCGGGCGCGCGTCGAGAACCACGGGAAGCCGCCCTCCGAGGAGAGCCGGTCGGGAAAGAGGTTCGGCTGGTTGGCGCCCTTGTCGACGGCCGGGCACCCCATTTCCGTGAAGCGGACCGGCTTCGACTGCGGCGTCCAGGCCGTTGCCGAGCCGCTGCGGACGCCGGCCGGGCGGTTATGATGCGCATTGAGCCACCAATCGCGCAGCGCCTTGTTGCGATAGACCCACGGCTCGCCGTAGGCGCCATCGGTGATCGGGGTCCTGGTCTGGGCGGTGCGCGCCGCCTCGTCGGCGTAGAACCAGTCGAAATATTCGCCGCCCTCGACGTTCGACCGCAGGTAGGCCTGGTCGTAGATGGTGGTCGGGCCGGCCGGGTCGAAATCCAGGTGGCCGGAGCCGTCGCGCCAGTCGGACAGCGGCAGATAGTTGTCGATGCCGATGAAGTCGATCTCGTCGTCCGCCCATAGGGGATCGAGGTTGAAGTAGAGGTCGCCCGAGCCGTCGCCGGGCCGGTGGCTGTGATATTCCGACCAGTCCGCGCCGTAGCCGATCTTGACGCCGGAGCCGAGGATCGCGCGGGCCTCGCCGGCGAGCGCGATCAGGGCGGAGACGAACGGATAGGCCGAGGCGGAGGAGCGGACGGTCGTCAGGCCGACCATTTCCGACCCGATGAGGAAGGATTCGACGCCGCCCGCGAGCTGGGCGAGCTTGGCGTTGTGGAGGATGAAGCGGCGGAAGCTCCACTCGGCCGGGCCGGAATAGGAGACGGTCGTTCCCGACCCACCGAAGTGGGCAGCGCTCGCCGAGCCGACAAAGGCCGCCACCTGGTCGGCAGCGGTCGAGGTCTTGTCCGGCGAGCCGGCCAGACCCGGCGCCGGCGAACAGGTGATGCGACCGCGCCAGGGGAAGGCGGGCTGGCCGACGCCGGCGGCGTTGTCGGTGTAGGGGTTCGGCAGCTCGTTGTCCGGCGCCACGTCCATCATGATGAAGGGGCAGTAGCAGACCTCCAGACCGCGGCTGGTCAGTTCCTGGATGCCGCGGATCACGCTCGCGTCGTCGGGCGTGCCGCCGTAGGCCGGCTTGCCGTCGACATAGGTCACGACCAGCGCGGTGTCGCGGGTGAGGCCCGAGACGCGCCACTGATGAGGCTCGGTATTCTTGATCGCTTCGATCTTCGGCCGGAGCGTGCACGAGCCGGCGCGAAGATCGTCGCCGAACCATGAGACGACGAGCATGACGTGACGGATCGACGGACAGAGCATCATCAGCCGGTCGATCGACGCGGCGAGGTCGGTTGCCGCCACGAGGGTGTGGCGGTTCTCGCTCGGCCCGTCGACCTGGTAGACGTGCGTCGTGTCGAGGCCGTGCTCGTTGCCGGGGATCAGGGCCACGGCCTCGATCAGCGGCTCCAGGTCGCCGACCGGCCGGAACACCTCGGCCGTGACCTGCGGCAGCCGGTTGCCATATTGCGTGAGGTCGAGCCGCTCGAAGACGATGTAGCAGACGCCGCGATAGGCGGGCGCCGATCCTTCCTTCGCCTCGATCAGCGGATCGGTCTGCTGGCTTTCGGTGCCGAGGTAGACGCGGAACTCGACCTCCGTCTGGTCGACCTCCTTTCCGTCCGCCCAGATGCGGCCGATGCCCGCGACCGGCCCCTCGCACAGCCCGACCGCGAAATTGCCATAGTAGGTGTAGGTGGTCGTCTCGATCTTCGGGCCGCCGAAGCCCTTGCCGCCCTGGCGCTCGGTCGTGACCTTCTCCTCGAAACGGGTCGCCCAGATCACCTGGCCGGCAGTGCGCGCGCGGCCGTAGACCCGGTTCATCGGCGAGCCCTCGGTCGATGTCTGGATATCGGTCGTGGTCAACCGCGGCCCCTCGCGGCGCATGGGCGGCGTCAGCGCGGAAATGATCGCCTGGTCGAGCATCGACCCGACCAGGGCGCCGGCTGCCCGGCCGACGATCGCGCCGATCGGGCCGAAGATGCCGCCGAGCGAGGCGCCCGCTATGCCGAGGAGGACGGTCGCCATCAGCCGTCGTCCTCCGCCGGCGGAAAGGCGAAGGCCCCGGCGATGCGCTGGCGCCATGTGGCGGCGATGTAGCCCTCGGCGACCCGTCCTGCGGCCTGATAGGCATGCACCATCCGGTCCGGCTCGGTCACGATGCCGCAGTGCTTCGCGGGCAGGTGCGGGCGCCAGCGGAAGATCAGCACGTCGCCCGGCATGAAGGTTCCGGCTGGCCGGATTTCCATGTGCCTTGAAGCGGCGTTCAAAAGGGTTTCCTCGCCGGTGATCTCGGCCCAATCGGAGGTGTAGGCGGGCGGCCGCTCGGGGTCGGCGCCGTAGATCGTGCGCCAGACGCCGCGAACCAGACCGAGGCAGTCGCACCCGATCCACTTGGCGCTGGCCTGGTGACGGTAGGGCGTGCCGATCCAGCTCCGCGCCTCGGCCACGATCCGGTCGACGAGGTCAGTTGAAGAACGAACCGCCATCGTTCACCTCGTCCTTCTTGGCGACGCCGAGCGCAAAGTCGTCGCCGGGGATGTGGGGGAAGCCGCGGAAGTTCTGGCCGTTGTCGAACCGGGCGCGGCACATGTCCCAGCTCTTGTCGCATCCGGCGACGATCGTGAACTCGTCGCCGGCCTCTACAGGCAAAGCCGCCCGCCGCCAGAGCGAGAGGCTGGAACCGGAATGGCCCCTGATCTCGACCGAGACGCCGGCATTCGCGCCGCTGGTCCAGGTGAGAAGCCCATGCGCGAAGAGGCCGCTGGCAAAGTCTCCGAGGCCCGACACGATCAGGAGGCGATCGTCGGTCGAGGAAACGACCTCGCCGGCACCGGAGAAGCTCGGATCGTCGAGGTCGACGCCGCAGCGGGCGTCGCCCAGAACGGCATCGCAGAGACGCTGATAGGTCCGCCCCTGCTCCTGGTTCAGACGGTGGGCGAGGCCCCTGATCTCGGCCTCATAAGCGAGGTCGCCGCGGGTCACCTCGCCGATCGAGCCCTTCTTGTCGATCACGCGGTTCGCGACGTTCGACCAGTCGACGATCCAGATTTCAACGTCGGCGTCGTCCCAGAGGCCGAGGGAAATATCCTCGTCGGTGATGCGCTCCGAGGAGACGGCGCCGGCCACCTCCATCGTGTCGACGGCCAGACCGAGCGACGCCTCTGTCTCGGCCGCGGTGAAGCCGGTCTCGGGCTCATAGTCGACGCCGCCAAAGGAGAGCTGGCGGTCGTGGTCGGTGAAGCCCATCACGACGCCGTCGCGCCGTTCCAGGCGCCAGCACCGGCAGAGCGTCGTCACGCCCGAGGCGAGGAGGTCGGCAAGGCCGGTCGGGATCGTCTTCAAACCCTGATCTCCTTCAGCAGGATTGAAGGGATGTCGCCGATCGCCGCCGTGCGGTGGCTGATCTGGTCGAGACGGCAGTCGAACCGGACGGGCACATGGAACTCGCCGCCCCAGGTGAGCGCCTCGCCGATCGCCGGAGCTGCGGCGAAGGTCACGATTCCGGTCGCCGCGTCGAGCGTCCAGCCCGCCGGCGTGTTCACCCCGCCGACGCCGATCAGGATGGTTCCTGCTACCGGCTTCTTGATCGTCCGGAAGAACTCGTGCGCGCCGCGGGCGTAGCGCTTAACGAGCTGGAATGCCGTGGTCTCGCCGTCGCCGGCGCCGAGGTCCTGATCGTTGTGCGTCGGCATCTGGTGCGGCGCCCGGCTGCGATAGTCCGACCAGTCCTTCAGGCGGAAGCCGTGCAGCCGGCCCTTGGCCACCAGGTAGAGTTCCAGCACCTCGTAGAGCTCGTCGGGCGTCCGGACGCCGTAGCGCGCGTCGTAGGTGCGCAGCGGGGCCGAAACGCGGGTGTTGCGCTCCTCGTGACCGGAGGCGAGCGTGACGATCTCGGCCGGCCAGTCCGGCCCGCCGGCAGTGCCCGACGAGACGTGGACGGGGAAGAGCTGGTCCTCAAGGAATGCGACCGGCATCAGCTATGCCTCCCGCTTCGGGCCGCGAGCCGGCCGGCAGCGCGCGCTACGGTCGAGCGGCTCTCTGCGAAGGCCCTCGGGTTCGGCGTCTCGACATGGAAGTTGTTGATGACGGTCCCGCCGCCATACTTGCGGGCGAGCTGATCCGGCCAGCCGACCTCCTCGCCGTCCATCGCGATCACCGGCCGCTCGCCCGGCTTCAGCCATCCGCCCCCGTGCAGTCGCGGCGCATCTACGAAGACCGCGGACGGCACCATGCGGGAGACCGCCGGCGACGGGCCGACGCGGCCGCCGCCGTGATAGAGGCCGCCGCTCAAGATCGGCATCGGCGCCGGCGGGAAATAGTTCGGCCCGTAGCCGCCTCCGAGGCCGAACAGGTTTCCGATCAGGCCGAAGGCACCGCCGGGGTTTCCAGCGCCGCCCCCGCCCAGGAGGAGTTGGTCGAGCGCGCGCAGCGAGAAGTCGAGGAACCGTTGCGAGACGGACTGGATCACGGAGGCGAGCGCCTGGCCTGCATCGCCGGTGCGCCGGAGCACCATGCCGAACTGATGCACCGCGCCCTGGAGGAGGCGGAACTCCTCAGCTAGGTCGGCGGTGATGCCGCTGCCTGTCGAATACCGATCCGGCGGGATCGGGCCGGCGGGCGGCAGCACCACGCCAACATAGCCGCCGGTCGCATAGCCCCGCACGCCGGCGCGGATGGCGTCCAGGTTGCCGACGCCGATCCGGGCGGTCGATTCCGCGTCGAAGACATACTCGCGGCCGTGGACGAAACCCGCGACCCGATCAGATGGTATGTGCCCGGTGTAGCCGCCCGATGCGAAGCCTCGGCCTTCGAGAATCGGCGTCACGGCCGAGCGCGCCGGCGACGGCAGTTCGGGAGCAGTGCCGCCGCCGATCGACTTCAGGAGCCTGTCGTATTCAGTGAGCGCCGGGATCGCGGCCGCGGCCGCGTCTCCGGATTCCCTGATCTGGGTGTTGCTGCCGCCGATCGCCTCGCCAGCGGTCGACGCGCCGTCAGTCAACTCGCGGTATTTATCCGCGCTGCCGCCCAGCGCCGTCGCCGCCGCCTCGGAATCGCCCTTCAGGCCCTGGAGGAGATCGCGCGAACGGGCCAGCTCGGCTTGGAGTTCGGCCGCCGCCTGGGTGTCGGCGAAGATCTCCTCCGCCATGCCTCGGAAGGGAGATTCGTCGGGCAGGTCCTCGGCGATCTCCGCGACCTTCTGTCGGAACTCGATCACGTCGGCCGTGCCGTCCCGCAGCTCCTGCCGCAGCTCGGCGACCAACTCCTTGAACGGCCCGAACCGGCCGAAGGGATTGCCGAGAACGTCGGATGGTCGCAGCGCGTCGCTGCCGCGGAACAGATCGCGCTGCGCGGCTGCCGTCGCGTCCTCTAGGCGATTGACGTTCTGCTGGCTCTCGAAACGGAGCTGGGCGATCGAGGTGACGCCGTAGGACGAGGCCGCGCCCTCGGCTTCGGCCCAGGCACCCTTGATGCGGCCGACCAGCCCGGCATGGTTCTGAAGGGCGCGCTCGATCATCGGCTGGTTCGACGTGATCTCGCGGAATAGGTCGCCCGCGAACCCCGCCGCTACCTTCAGCCCTTCGCCGATCGCCGTGATGGCGATGCCTGCTGCCAGACCGCCGGCCGCTCCGATGATGACGCTGCCGAGATTGGAGAACTTGCCGCCGGCGGTATCTGCGGCGTCCCCTGCCTTGACGATTTCCGGCGTGACCTCCTGGGCCGCCTGGGCGATCTCGTCGACGCCGGTGGCCGCCTGCCGGCTGTCCTCGCCGAGCGCGCGAACCTGCTCGCGCGCCTTTTCAGTGCGCAGGCCGAGTTCCTCGATCCGCTTCTGGTGATGTTCCTCGCCGCCCCAGTCGATCGAGCTTCCGACCTGGTCGAGCTTCCGGCCGGTCTCTTCCGACTTGCGGCCCAGCTCCTCGACGGCCGCCGCGGTCTGCTCAAGGGCGCGCTTAGCGCCGGAGCCGTCGCCCTCGATGACGAGCGAGAGGCGCATCGTCATGATGGAGTCCTCCCGTCCGGCTCGCCGCCCGATCGGCGGTCATGCATGAATATGCATTTCATGCATTTCCTCCGTTCAGGACATCGCGGGCGGCCATTTCCATCGTCTGGACGCCGGCGAGCCGCTCGGCCGTCAACTCGACGCCGCGGGCGCCCCAGGCGATCGCAGCGCCGGCATAGTCGAGACCGATCCACATGGTGCGAAGGCGTCCTTCCTCGATCGTGACGGCGGTCCGCCACTGCGTGGCGCCTGCCAGGAAGGCGTCGACGACGGAGCAATTGTCCGGCCAGACGCCGCGAAATGTCCCACCTGTCCGGCCGGACGCGAGGAACGCCTTCAGCGCCTCGACCTCCGGTCCGGACATCCCCCAGCGCCTCGCGTCGGCGACCGCCTCTTCGTCATCCGCCGCCGCGGCGGGTTCGATCAGCGAGCCCCCAGCCCAGGCCCGCGCGGCGGCTTTCAGTTTCCCTGGAGCGCCTCCCGGAACGCGCCGAGATAGGCGGCGACCAGGGCGGCCCGCACATGCGGCGCGTTGATCAGCTTGTGGCGCACCGCCTCGGTCAGGGAGAGCCTGGAGCCGTCCAGCGCCTCGACCTCGTCGATGTCACGGAGCACCTCGCCGAGGAAGGATCGCGTCCCTTCCTCGGAGGCGAGGTTGAACTCGTTGAAGCGGTCGATCTCCAGCGCGACGAACTTGGCGCGGAAGGTCTCGACCTCGGCGCCTTCGCCAGGCCGGCGCACCTTTACGGGCGCCCAGAATTCGGGTGTGGGGTCCAGACGGAACAAGGTTTCCTCCTCAAGTCAGGGCGAGAGTCCACTGGTCGTTGCCGGCAGTCGGCAGCGGGACCAGGCGCAGCGGCCATTCGGCGATATCCTGCGCATTCTCCAGGCCGGCCGGGCGCTGGAGCTGGGCGGTGTCGATCGCCAGCGTGGCGATGCGTCCGGCGACCGTGCCGTGGACCAGCTCGACGGGGACCGTCTCCTGGTCGTAGGCGCGGTCGAACGGGTCGAAGCTCGACAGCGGCACCGCCTCCACCTGGCAGGTCGCGATCTCGGCCTTGTCCGTGATCAGGATCGATTCCGATCCGACCAGGAAGCGCGGCTCGACGCGGTTGCCGAGGTCGAGCGCGAAGGACCGCATCACGAAGGCGGTTGCGTCGATCTCGAAGGTCGGCGTCTTTGCGCTCGTCACCAGATCCGGCTTCAGGAAGCCGGTCAGCGTCGACGCCGGCCGCGCTTGCTCCGAGGGCAGCGCGAACAGGCCCCGGAGGTCGAACTCCAGATAGGGGATACCCTGGGCATTGAAGCGCATGACGCAGGTGCCGCGGGTCCCCTTGATGACGAAGCGGGTGCCTCCGATCCAGAAATGGATCGTCACGCTCTCATGGCCGTCCGTCACCGGGTTGTAGGTGACCGAGGTGTCGGCGACGATCGTCTCGGCCACCGCGCAGGCGCGAAGCAGCGGCCCCCAGGCCGGGGCGACGCCGGCAGCGCCCGAAGGCACCATTTCGACCCGGAACTGGAGCCGGCTGTGCAGCCCGGCCGGGATGGTCGCCTGGGCGGCCAGCCAAGGCAGTTCCAGCTCCCGCGACACGTCCTGCCCCTCCATCGGCGTGAGCACGATGTTCGTGGCGAGGATCGCGTTGCTGCCGCCGGTCGGCGCGGAGTCCGTCGCATAGACCGTTTCGATCTTTGCCAGGAGGATTTTCGAGCGCCATTTGATCGGCATTTCAGCTCTCCTTCTTCAGGGCCTTGCCGGCCGGAGCGGCGGTGGGCGCCGGGGCCGGGGCTTCCGGTTTCGGCGTGGTCGGCCCCGCGGCATAGCCGCGGGCCAGCGTTCCGTCCGGATGGCGCACCCAGCTTCCGCCGGATGCCGGCAGCGCCGGACGCTCGGCCGGCTTGCGCGTCGGTTTCTTCGTCATGCGACGATCCTCACTTGTGACTGGAGCCCGAAGTCGAGCTGGTAGATGACGGCGCCCGCCTCGGCCGACAGGAGTTGGCCGCGGCGAAGGTGGAAGACGCCGATCGCATCCTCCGGCCCCCAGCCGCAGACCGCCTCGATCACGGCCCAGACCAGCGTGTCGATCGACGGCAGAGCGCGGCCGCCGGTGATGTCGCCAGAAGCCCGCACGAAGAGGACGACGCCGAACACTTCGTCGACCATTTGCGTGAAGGCTCCGGCGGCGGCGTCGCCGTGGCTGGCGGCGTGGAGCCCGAGCGGCAGCACGAAGGCAAAGGGCGAGGCCTGCGGCAGCGCCTTCCGCTTCACCAGTTCCGACAGCTCGGCCGCGCCCTCGACGCGGCGGGTGAGCTGCGGCACAGCGGCGTCCAGACGCGTCACCAGGTCAGCGACGAGCATCAGCGCCCCCCGAGCCCGCGTCGTCGACAGCCCCTAGCCAGTCGGCGCACAACGCCCTGATCTCCGCCTCGTCCTCGTCGTCGAGGCCGAGGAAGGCTCGCCGCGGCATCGTCACTTCCTGCTTCGTCACCCAGCCGCCATTGCCGGGGCCGCGAAAGCGCAGCCCCCGCGAGGTCTTGGCGCGGATCGTCCCGCCGGTCTGATGGATCGCCGCGTAGATGAGGTTCGTGCCGACAGCGACCGAGTTCTCGGATGCGGCGTGCGTCATCGAGCTGACAAGCGCGGCGGTGTCGGTGAGCGTCCGGCCGCCCATCAGCGTCTTGCGCAGCGAGTCCGGCCAGGGGTTGCCCTCCGGGTCCTCCTCGCGCTCGAAACGCTGCTGGGTCGAAAGGACTAGGGATGCGCCGATCGCGTCGAACAGGCCGCGCTTATCGTCGGTCCTGGCGATCGCGCCGCCGAGGACGCTGAGCGTCTCCTCGGCCCCGGTCAGTTCCAGGCGCGCGCCGGTCATGGCCGCCGGCCTCCCGGCCAGATCAGCCACAGCGTGAAGCAGGGCACGACATTGACGCACAGCCGCCGGTTCTGGGCGCTCCAGTGCGCGCCCACCCAAACGCTACCCGGCCGGAAGAGCATGCCGGCGGCTAGGGGCAGCATCCGCGACGCGGCCGGCATCAGATGTAGCCCTTCATCGTGGCGGCCGAGAGCGGCCGTTCCGGCTCGTTGGTGCGAACCTCCGAAGCGCCGGAAGCGGCCGGCTCGGCTCCGTCCAGGTCGAGGCGGATGAGCCCCTTGGAAAGGTGCTCCAGCGTCTTCAGCGCCTCCTCGTAATCGCGCCTGATCTTCTCGGCGGCGACATGGGCGTGTGCGTAGTAGATCGAAATCCGGAGCGAGAGGTCCTTCACCAGGCGCGGGACCGACGCCAGCGGCAGGGCATAGCGCACCTTCAGGTAGCCGTCGATCAGCGCGTCCGCGTCGGCGATCGCCCGGTCGATCAGCGCCGTGTCGACCGCAACGGCCGGAACCTCGCCGCGATCGGAGATCTCGATCAGCATCCGCTCCGAGTAGCGGTCGATCAGCTCCTGAAGGGTGCAGTAGGCCATGTCAGGCGAAGGCTCCCGTCCACCAAAAGAAGAGCAGGACCCAAATCGCGCAGACGACGGCGGCATAGACCATGCCGTGCCCGTTGCGGCGGGACGCCTGGATGCCAAAAGCGCCGAAGGCGATCACTGCCATTAGTCCGAAGACGAACGACATCAGACCAGCTCCACGGTCAGCACTGGCTCGGCGAGCAGGCGCTCCAGCTCGGCCGGCGAGAAGCGCCCGGCTTCGTGGTCGGTGGGGGCCTTCGGATGGGCCACGCCGCAGCGCCGGAAGCCGTCGCGCCTCGACGCGATCCGGATCACCGGCTCGCGGAACTCGCCGGTCAGTGAAGCGGCCCACGCCTCGACCGCCGCGGCCAGGAGGGGATGAGCCTCGCGAAAGGCCTGGCGCGTCATCGCCTGGTCGAGCGGCTCGCCCTCGTCGCTATCGCCGAGCTGGTCGTCGGGACCGCTCCCCACCGGCGGTGGCGGGGTATCCGCAGCGGCCGGCCCGCCGGCGCCGGCGGTCGCGATCTTGTCCTTCAGTGCGGCCAAGGCCTCGGCGATCCAGGCTTCGGCCTCGGCCTGGCTGCGGGCCAGCTCGATCAGCGGCTTGTCGGTAGGCTGCATCGCGGCGAGCCTGGCAAACCCGTCGATCCCCGCCGCTGCCAGCTTCTTCGCCGTAGCCGGGCCGATGCCTTTGATGATGGTGAGATCGTCCATCGTTGCCGATCCTCGTGGTTGCCGATGAAGATGCCCGCCGCCCCGCGGCAACAATCGGGGCGGCGGGCGCTCGGATCACGCCGGGAGGAGGTGGCGTTTGCCGAGAGTGGGTCCGCGCGGCGGCCGTGGTGGCCGCCGGCGGTATCACGTGCCGGCCGTTAGGCGAGCCAGGGGACGACGAGCAGCTCGGCCGAGCCGGCCCACTTGTTCGTCTCGCCACCGTTGACGAGCTGCGACTTCAGGAGTCCGCGGGCCGCGCCCTCCAGCGTCGGCGGCACGACCAGCAGATCGGGCATCAAGCCGAGCGGGCGGCCGTGGTCGCCCTTCATGCCCATCAGCGCGGCGCGAGCTTCCTCGTAGTTCGCCGCATCGAGCGTCTGTTTGGAACCCCAAGCCATCTGCCAGAAGCCGTAGCCGACGTTCCACCGGCCGTCCGACCCGTAGACGAACTCCTTGTTCATGAAGACCCGCTCGTCGCGCGGGTTGTCCTTCGCCACGAAGGCCGGCTTCTCGCGCTCCTGGTAGATGATCGGCTTCAGCGCCCGCTTGGTGCAGAGCAGGAACCAGGGCGTGCCGGCGCCACCATCCGTATTCGCGACCGAAATCACCGATCCGTCCTCGGCGATGACCGGATGGTCCGTGTCGAAGAAGTTCTGGCCGTCGTAGCAGGGCTGCGAGAAGCCGTTCTTCAGCGCGCTCCAGACCAGCATGTCGGGATGCGCGGCGACGGACTCGCCCATTTCGACGAACAGGGGCTCGTAGACGCCGAGATTGTCGTCCTTGATGTCGTCGCGGTCGACCGAGATCGTCAGCTCGTAGCTCTTGTTCTTGATCGCGTAGTCGTGCTCGGCGAGGCCGTGAACGTGGCGCGGGCCGACCCACTCGCGCATGTTCGGCAGCTTGCCGAGCCAGCCGTATTTGTTCTCCTTGGTGGAGGACGGGACGGTGGTCGCCACGCGTGAATACATGGCCGTCGCCTGGCCGAGGCCGCGGCGATAGGAGGTCGAGAAACCGACCCGGATGGCGTCGAGATTTGCGGTGTTGATGATCATCGAAGAAGGTTCCTCGGGAGGGGGTTAGCGGAGTGGGGCGTCAGGCCAGGTGCGCCTGGAGCATCGCCTCGTCGAAGCGGACCCAGACGCCGAGCGAATCGACGTTGTCGACGAAGCCCGCCGGCGACCTGGTGCCGGTGCCGTCCGTTTTCGCGACCGTCTGATCGTCGACGATGAAGCAGACGCTGCCGATATCGGCGATGGCGATCGCGTCTGCCGCGGCCGAGTTGGCGAACCGGAACACGCCGGGCCGGTAGGTGACCTCTACGTCGCCGGCAGCGCCGCCCGAATTGTCGGCCCGCTTCTCGGCGCGGCCGACGCCCACGTGAGCGGCGGCCGTGGCGCCCTCGGTGAGATAGCCGGACGCGTTGCGCATCACGATCGCGCCGGCATAGATCAGCGTGGCTGCGGCGACGCCGCCGGAGCGCAGATCGCCGACTGCCTGCGGCGTGTTTCGGTCCTGGGTGAGAGCTGCCATCGGGACGGTCCTTCGGTTAGGTGCGGGGTTTGGGGTCGGAGCTGGAGGCTGCTAGAGCGCGGCCTCCGCGGCACGCTCGGCCTTGATGGTCTCGGCATAGTCCTTCGGGTCCTGGCCGAGCATCTTGGCGACGGCGATCTGCTCGGCATTGAGCGAGACCTCGCCTTCCTTCGCCGGCGGCGTCTGGGGCACGATCGAGCCGCCGGAGCCGAGGACCGGCATCGCCTCGATCAGCGCCCTGGCGCCGTCCGGGTCGCTCATGTGCATGGTGACGTAGCGGTCGCGGACCGGCTTCAGGCCGACGCGGCCGCGCTTGATCTCGCCGTCGACGTAGGCCTCCGCCTTCTCGCGGCTCGTCGCCTCCGTCAGCGTGTTGAGCTTCCTGGTGACATCGGCCAACTCGGCCTGGAGCGCGGTCACGGCGGCGTCATCGGACCCGCCGCCCTTCGCCACGGCCTGGGCGCTGGCCAGCACCTCCTCGGCCGAAGCGGTCTCTGCCAGGCCGAGGGCCTTGGCGATCGGCGACAGCGCGGCCTGCATGGCCGTCTCGTCCTTTTTCGCCTTGCCGGCTTCGGCGACCATCGCGGTCACCTTATCGACGACCTGGTCCTCGCTCGTGTCGGCGGACAGGCCGAGGGCCTTCAACAGCTTTTCTAGCAGCGTCATATCGGTCTCCTGGTGAAGCGCGGTCAGCCCGCGCAGGTTGGGGCGGTTGACGAGCGAGGCGCGCAGGATCGCGGTGACCTCCCCGTTCTTCAGGTGCTGGATCACGGGAGAGAGCCCGCGATAGGCGCGGCCTGCGACCAGGCGGCGGCCGGCCGCTGTCCACTCGACCCGGCCCCAGACGCCGTCGTGGCGCGACTGAAGCTCGACGATCCAGCCGCGCGCCGGCGCCGGCTCCCCGCGGGGCGCGGCGAGGTCCGTCGCGTGGTTCTCGTCGATCGGAAGACGGTCGCCGGGGGTCAGGCTTGCCGAGAGCAGCGCCGCCGTGTCGCGGACGCGGTAGGGGCCACGGCCATCGCCGGTCCGGATTTCCCCTGCCGGAAGGAGGTGCACCCATTCGGGCGCCGTCCCGTCGTCGGCCGGAAGGGTTACGGCCGCGCAGAGCGCCACCGCGTCGTCGGGCGACGAGGCGTGCAGGGAGACGGTGTATCGGCGGTCACGAAACATGGGCCGCAGATTGGCCGGCCCGGCTGCCGCTAACCATGCCCGCGGCGGCGGGCATGAACTGCGGCGAGAGAGAGGAGACGCGGCCGGAGGTGGCGAAAAGCGGCGGCCGCCGGCGGCGCGACGACGAGAAGCTGTCACGGCCGGCTAAACGGGTCAAGGCGGCTTCCGGGCGGTCCGGCCCCGAAGGGACCAATCGAACGCGCCGGATCGTGCCGTTAAACGGGTTTTGAACGGCCCTGGATGGCCGAGACGGCCTTTGCCGGTCCATCGGGCCGCGCAAGGGCCTCCAGGCGCGTCTGTGAGGCGATTTTGGCTTTTGCGCCTCGATCGGCTAGGATGGGTTCATGGGATGGCGAGCGCAGCATGCTTACGACGAAGATCAGCGCGAGGAATGGCGCCGCTTCATGGCGGCCCAGCCGCTCCGGCGCCGCATCTACATCCGCGCCAGGCAGTCGCTGTTCATCGGCGCGATCGCGGCGATCCTCTTCGGCCCCTTCGTGGCCAGCATCGTGCGCGGATATCTCTGATCAGGCGGCAATATCCAAGCCGACCATGCCGACATTGTAGGCGAAGCCAGGGTCGATTCCGGCCGGTGTCTCGACCGGAACGCCGCGCACGAACTTGATGACGGTCCGCGCCGGCGGCGCCTCGGCCGACACCTGCCAGCCGTAGCGCGCGAGATCTCGCTCGGAGAGCGACTGGACGTAGCAGCGGCAGTTCCAGCCGTTCGGCGGATAGTGCGTCACCCACCATTCATGGTCCACCGGCAGGATCACGCCGTGCCATTCGGCGTGCTCCTCGCGCGACCAGCGTTGCGTCAGCTCGGGATCGACGTGGACATAGCGGAGATACGGCCGCACGCGCTTCAGCCGCTGGATTTGCTGCCACCTGCCTGCGGCGTAGGCCTGGGCGGTCATGACACGGAAGGCGAGCGCCGCGCGGTGGGCGGTCTCGAAATCGTCGCCGGCGCTCCAGCCGTGCCGGCGGGTCGCCTCGACCCAGCCGTCCAGGAAGGCGTCGAAGCCGCTTCCGTCCTCGACCGCCTTCAGCAGCTCGCGCAGGATATCGGTCACAAGCGCATCCGACATTCCCGCCGATCGGTCGCGGGCGGCCCGGTCTATCTGCCGGACCAGCTCGCCCCAGCGGTCGGCCGGCAGGGCCAGACGGCGCCGCAGGAAGGCGATCGCCTCCTCGAAACGGACGTCAGTCGCCATCGCGGCTCCTGTCGGCCTCCGCAGCCTCGCCCGAAAGCCATGCCAGGAGGAGCGCCTGGCGCATCGCGGCCGTGAGGTCGGCCGGTGCGTCCCGAGCCGCGCTGGCGTTCTCGAGCGCGCGGATCGCCTCCTCGAGACTGCCAGCCTGGGCGACCAGACCCCGAACGCGCTCGACCATACCGCCGACCGCCGGGCCGGCCAGAGCCAGCGCTGCGTCGGCGATCAGCTCGTCGGCCATGCGGCCGCCGGCGTGGCGCTCCTGGTGCAGCGTCGGCCGCCCGTCGCCCGGCCTCGGGTCCGCCGGCATACCCGCGGATTCCGGCGCTGCGGCCGGGGACCTGGGCGGAACCAGCACCTCCGCCCCGGCCTCCGGATCGGAGAGGCCGAACTTGTCCCTGATCTCGCTCGCCTGGACGCGCAGGCCGAGCGGCACGAGCTGCGCCAGCAAGGACGAGAGCTGGGCGAGGTCCTCCTCGTCGGGCCGGGCGATGCGCAGTCGCGGGTAACGCTTCTGCGGCCCGTATTCGAGGTCGATCCAGACGCGGATCAGGTCGCGGTTGAGGATTGCCGCCAGCGCTCTGGCGTCGGCGCGCTCGATGTCCTCCTGGACCTGCCGATGCTCCTGGCTGACGGCATGGCCGCCGGAGATCGCGTCGGTCGTGGTCGTCTGGCCGAGCACGGCCTTGGACACCTGGCGGTCGAGCCAGTCCACGCGCTTCTCGTAGAGGTCGGACGAAGCGCCGATCGACTTCGATTCGATGAAGTCGATCACCATCCCGTCCGGAATGATCGCCGCGCAGTCGCCGGCGATGTTCGCCACCGCCCGGTAGAGCGTGTCGCGGTCCTGCTCGGTCGCGCCTGGGCCGTATTTGCCGATGCGGATCGGCTGCCCGAAGGTCTGGGTGAAGATCGCCCAGTCGCGGTTCGAGAACGCCTTGAACATCCATGCCCATGAGACGATTCGCGCCAGGCCGGAGCGGATCGGGAGACCCGACTTTGCGCGCAGGACCGCGGTGATGAACTTGCCGCCGGGGAGCGGCAGCTCCTCGCCGCTCTCGCCGAGCATCAGCGGCGTTGTGAGGTCGTGCCTGGCGGGCCGGAACCAGCGTGGGTCGCGCCATTCCAGCCGCGACGGCCGCCACTGGCCTTCCGAGGTTTCCCAGATGATCTCGGTGAAGGAGTAGCCCTTGCCGACCGCGTCCAGGATGTCGAACAGCTCGTCGGCCAGCTCGTCGCGGAGCAGCCAGTCGCGGACCAGGTCGGCCTTCTCGACATCGGCGGCATCATCGCTCGCCGCATCGACGGTCACCTCGATCTGGGCGACCGAGCGTTTGCGGGTCGCCAGCACGCCGGCATAGTGCAGGTCGCGTTCCTCGATCGTCTCCGCCAGCTCCAGATAGCGCAGTGGGTCGCCCGCGTCGGCCTCGCGCAGGATCGACGCGAGCCGCATCGGGTTCAGGCCATCGCCGGGATAGCCGGACAGCGGCGAGCGGACGCCGGTGATGGTCGGCGCGGCGATCTCTTCGGTGAGCTGCCGGCGCTCGATCGGCCGGCCCCACTGGTCGAGCAGTTTCGGTTGATGGTCAGCCATGCGGCTCCCCCTGATTGGGCTCGCCCGCCGCGAAGAGATCGGCGATCCAGCGGCAGATGCGCGACGGCACCGCGCCGCGCTGGCCGTCCCAGCTCTTGGCGTAGTCGGGACCCGAGCGGCGCGCGGCGGAATGGAACGAGACCTGCCCGGTCGGCAGGTCGACATAGAGGACGTGCCGGTGCGGATCGCGGGCCGGGTCCTCGCCCCAGCCCCAACCGATCCCCAGGCGGTGTCCGTGCTCGCCGAGCGCGGCGACCAGGTTGTCCATCGCCCAGCCCTTCCGGTCGTAGGCCATGCGGCGGTAGCTGCCGCGGCCGCGCTCGCCGCCACGGTAGACCTTGGCGCGGGCGCTCGCCTTCTGGGTGCGGAACAGTTCGACGGCGATCGCGCCGGCCGGCCCGAACGCGCCCAGGCGAGCATAGAGCGCCTTTGTCGCATCCCCATCCGAGCCGGTGTAGACGGCAAGCACCTGGGCGAAATCCATCAGAGACCTCCGCGGATGCCGGCGCCGAGCGGCGAGCGGAAGGGATCGCGCGCGCCGTCGTCGCGATCGCCCGGCGGCTGGTAGAAGTCGCGGCCCCGGCCGAAGCCTTGAAAGCCCGTTGAAACGGCCTCGTAGCCGTATTGATAGCCGGTCCCAGCGGCGGCGTTGACGGCGAGGAAGCAAGCCCAGGCGCGGTCGGCGTGGTCGTCCGTCCGCTCGGCGACAAACCGCGGGGCGCCGGTCGGCCCGGACACCTTGCGGAGCTTGTGGAGGTCGGCGCGCAGCGCGGGCCGGCCCTCCGGAATGCGGATGGTGCGATCCTCGAAGCGCTCCTTGCCGGCGGTAGCCATGACGAGCTTGTTCGGCCCGGTGAAGAGGACGCCCTCGATCCGGTTGACGCCGTAGCGGCGCTGGGCGTCCTCGACAGGCTTCTCGCCCATGCCGGTCTGGTCCATGCAACCGCGAGCGACCCGGTAGCGGCGCATGACCTGGTCGAGCGCCTCGTCCTGCTCGGCGAAGGTCGCGCGCTTCAATTCGATGATCTCGCGGGTCCAGAGCACGTCGCCGACCAGCTCGACGACCCAGATCACGAAGAGGTCGTTGCGCCGGCCGATGTCCACGCCGATGAAGCAGACGCCGCCCTGGTAGCGTTCCGGGTCGCCCGCTTCCGCGTCCTCGACCGAGGAGATCAGGTCGTAGGGAAGCCAGGCGCTCGCCTCGTCGAGATATTGCAGCTCGTATTCCTGCGCCCAGGCGTCCTCGTCGGCGATGCCGGCGCGCAGCGCGTCGATGTCGCGGGGCAGGCCGTCCGCCACTGCCTTGTAGATGTCGACCGTGTGACGCGACCAGGTGTCGTCGTCGGCAGTGTCCAGTTCGTAGAACTTCCCCGACTTGCCGTTCGGGGTCGAGGTGATGCGCAGCTTCCAACCGGCCGAGATCACCGGGAAGAGCGCTTTCCAGATCGCGCCGGAATCTCGATGGAAAGCAAACTCGTCGAGGAAGACGTTGGCCGAGAAGCCGCGGGCGGTGTCGGGGTTCGCCGGTAGCGCCGTGATCTTCGATCCGAAGGGCAGCTCGACCTCCAGCGCGCGGTAGGAGCCGGACTCGCCTTTCCAGTCGAACTCGTTGGCCTCCAGGGCCAGCCCGTAGGCTTGCGCGTGGCGCTTCACGCCTTCGTCCATCGCCTCCTTCGCCTGCCGCTCGCCGCGCGACAGGATCACCCAGCGCGACCGGCGTTCGTTCACGGCATGCTCAAAGCAGTCGTCGACCACCTCCAGCGTAGTCGTGAAGGTCTTGCCGGTCTGGCGCGCGAACTTGCCGAGCTTGAAGCGCGAGCGGTCGAGAAACCAGCGCCGCTGGAAACCGTAGAGCGGGACGGCCGGCGCGCTCATCGCTCGAATATCCCGTAGATGTCTTCGCGGATTTTCTTCAGCACGGCCGCTCCATCGCCGGCGGCGGCTCCTGCCTGCTTTAGCTCGGCCTCGGCCGCGTCGACCGCGTTCTTGACCTTGGTGGCGATACCGGCCTCCAGGCGGGCCTTGTGCTCCGCCGACATCTTCTGGGCCGAGCCGATCGCCTGGACGGCGCGGGCCAGCTCCATCGCGCCTTTTGTGTCGACCTTGCCGCCGCCTTCGAGCAGCTCGTAGACCCGGGTCTTGATGAGCTGCGCGATGGCGGTCGTCAGCGCATCGTCGTCGGCCGGGCCTAGGGCGGCGGTGATGGCGTTAGAGATCTCGCGCACCTCGCGCAGGCGGGTGAACGCCATGCGCTTCCGCAGCGCATATCGCGAGAACGCCGAGTGCGAGATCGGGCCGATGCCGCGATCGGCCAGACGGGCGTTGAACTCTTGCCAGATATCGACCTGGAGGCGGCCACCGGTCTCGATCTCCCCGATCGCCCAGGCAACGTCGGCCTCGGCCTCCGGAGGAAGGAGGTCTATCGTCGACGGCCGATGGCGACGCGCCCTCGTCATGGGCTTACTCGCCTGGCCTGGACGGACGCTTCACGCCCTCGATGGCAATCTCGCGGCGAAGGTGGCGGTGGCCCTTCTCGGTTAGCGTGGCGACCTGGACCGTGCCGATCGCCGCGACCAGGACAGCCCCGACCTCGGCCAAGTAGGCGAACTCCTCGTGCACCCATGCCCGGCTCTTGCGGATGCCGAAGGGCTCCAACTCGTGGATCATCAGGTCGCTGTTGAGCTGCTCGTCGACCTGGGCGGCGAGCGCCTTCAAAATGATGAGGCGGGCCTGCTCCCGCACAAGGGTGTCCATGTCCTTCATCGCTTCGCCTGTTCCAAGAGCAGTTCCTGCATGCGGTCGGCGATCGCCGCCACCGGCTTGAGCTTCTCGTCCAGCGTCTCTATCCGGCCGTTCAGCGTCGCGATCGCCAGTTCCAGCCGATGCGACGCTTGCACGTCGGGAAGGTGCTCGATCGCCGCCTCGGTCTTGAGCACCCTCTGTTCCAGCAGCGAGAAGCGGGCGACCACCGCCTCGTCGGCGATTTTCCGCTTCTCCCGGTCCTGCTCGCATGCCGCCGACAGCTTCTCGATTGCGGCGATCGCCTTGGAGGCGCGCGAGGTCAGGAAGGTGTAGAGGGAGGTTGCCAGCGTGATCGCCGTGTTGGCGGCGACGATCCAGGCAATGATCTGTTCAGGCGGCATCAGGCGCGGCTCCGTCTGCGGTTCTCGGCGAAGGTCGCGCAGTTGATGCACTTGTCGGTGTGCGGGACGGCGCGGCGTCGGGCTTCGGAAATCGGCTCGCCGCAGTCGCAGACGAGCCGGCCCGACGTGCCGGCGAGGGCCGCCCTGGCGCGGGCGATTCCTGCGGCTGTCTCCTGCTCGACCCGATGCTCGGCCAGCTCGATCGCGGCATTGCCGGCCTTCATCAGAACGATCTCGGCGGCACGAAGAGGCAGATTGTCGACCCGTCCGGCCGACCGCCCACCGAACACCAATGGAACCGGCCGTCCGGCGAATCCCGCACCTTGGCGGAACTCATCGGAATGACCTCTCCGGTGGCAACGATCACATAGCCCTCCGGGCGCTCCTGGATGGCCGCGTCGTCTACCTCCCGGCAGTCCAGGCCGGAGCAGCACGCAAACGGATAGCTCCAGCCTGTCGGCGCGTCATGGGCGCCGGCGGGCATTGGGAAGACGAGCCACAGAAGCGCGGCCGCGAGCGCGGTCGCGGCCAGCGCCGTGCAACAGGTGCGCCAGACGCCGTTCATCGGTCGCACTCCCACTGCGCATAGCGGCCGCGATGCATCGCGACCGACTGCGCGAACGGCCTGTCGTTGGCGACCAGATAGCGGTTCGTTTCCGGCTTCGGGTCCATCCGCACGAGCACGTCGCATGGATCAGTCACCGCTGTCCGGCTCTGGCAGCCCGCAACCGCCAAGCAGAGCGCAAAGAGCGTCATCGTCGGCCCCCAGCACCTCATCGTCGATCTTCCTTCCGTCCTTCAGGATGGTGATGCGGTCGGATTGGAGCCGCTCGATCACCGCGGCCCGGCCGTCCGCGCGGCCCTTGAAATAGGCGCCGCCAAGGGCGACGCCGGAGAACGCGAGCACGCCGGCGACCAGCCAGGGCGTGAGCGTGCCAGTGGGGATCAGGCCCATCATTCGGGCACCTCGACGGTCCTGTGGCTGCGCCACCACCCCCACGCGGCCCAGGCCAGACCACCGATGACGAGCGCGGCCGCCAGGACGGCGAGCGCCGCCGACGCCCATTCGAGGCCGGGAACCCAGGCCAGGCGGTCGGCCGCCTCTGAAACCTGCTGGCGCGCGACCTCTGTTGCCACGCCCCCGCCGAGTCCCCCGGCGAGGCCGTCGCGCACCTCCTTGACCTCCATCACCGGCCGCTCGCCGGGGCGGTCGTCAGGCCCTTGGCGGAAGCGGTCCAGGGCGCGCATCGTCTGCGGCCCGGCGACACCGTCCACGTCGAGCCCCGCCCCCTCCTGGAACGATCGGACGGCGCGCTCGGTGGCCGGCCCGTAGTCGCCGTCCACGGTGACGGGATGACCGGCGCGCACCAGGAGCGTCTGAAGCTCGCGGACCCGAGCGCCCGAACTGCCGAGCCGCAACATGCCGTCCGACGCCGGGGCGCGCGAACTGGCGCTCGGCCCGGCATGGCGGCGGTAGGCCTCGGCCAGCTTCGTGTGGTAGCCGTAGCGGGCAAAGGCGGGACCGTTGTAGCCGCGGGCGAAGGCGGTCCAGTCGCGCCGCTGGAGGGCGCCTGTCAGCCCGGCCTTTTCGATGTAACGGCCCATCAAGTCGATCTGGCCCGACACGCCGGCGCGGGCCGTGTTCACGAGCTGCGCAACGCTTTCATAGCCGAGCCACTCCCAATGGGCGCCCATGACCTGGCCGAGGCCCCAGGAGGTGGACTCCAGCGCGGCTGCGGCGTCGATCTCGATCGCGCGGTTGAGCAGCCGCCAGCGGCCCTCCTGGCCAGCCGGGTTCTTGACCGCGCCGGCGACCGGATCGGCGAGGCCCAACTCGCGTGCCCGCTTCCTGGCCTCGCCCGTCAGACGGCGGTCGAAGTAGTGTCCCTCGAAGCGGATCACCGGCTCTTGTCTGCCGGCCACGAGCGCATAGACCTTCCCGGCACTCTCGATCTCGATCACGGCGAGCACCGCCGCCGCCTCGCAGCCCAGCCGCGCAGCCCACGTCTTCGCCGCAGCTTTCGTCTCGGAATCGAACATGGATGCCTGCCTTCCGCTAGGGCGATCGGCCGGCGCTTTCCCCGAAAATCGTGTCGGGGAGCGCCGGCCGCTTCAGATGGCAGGATGGTCGGGCGGGCACGGGCAGACCATGCCCGCGGACGCGGGCATAACGTCCGGGGTCGATCGAACTTCAGAAGAAGAGGTCGCCCTGGCGCGGGTCGCGGCTGCCCTTCACGGGCTTGTTCGGCATGGCGTTGAAGAGGCGATCGACGCCGCTTTCGCTCATCCCCAGCCGCCGGGCGATCTCCGCGTTGGATGCGCCGGCCGCGCGATAGTGCCGGGCGCGGAGTTCCCGTGCAAGAGGCACCCTGATGTAGTTCCCGCCGTATCGGCTGACCAGAGCGCGCGCGGCGTCGGCGCCGATCATGTCGGCGAGCGCGCTGCCGTCCTCGGCGGCCGGCACGTAGAGGCGGGTCCCGCCCTTGTGCTCGGCGAGGCGCACGAGCCCCTCGGCCCCGAGCAGGTCGATCAGGACGGCGGAAAGGCGGGGCTCGCTCATTGCGCCGCCTTCAGCTCGGTTTCGAGCCTGATCTGTCGCGCGGTCAGCTCGCGCAGGCGAACTTCCAATTCCAGGCGGTAGTGCGCGCGCGGCTGGAGGCGGGCGATCCGCTCCGCCAGGGCGGCGCGCTCGGCAGTCAGGCGCTCGATTTCCGACTGCTCGCGCCAGACCAGGAGGGGCGGAGGCGGCGGGACAT